GATTGTTTATTGGTTGCTAAAGATAAAGGAAATTATGAAAAAATTACTGATGGTAAGTAGTTTAGTATTATTAAATGCCTGTCAAGCATTACCAGCGTGGGTTGGTACAAGTGCAGGTACATATGAAACATATAAGACAATAACATTTTCAAAAACAGGTGTTGATGTAGCATTAGCGGCTAATGATATGCCTACTACAAATGACTTTGCTTTATCCAAGATAACTGGATATGATTGTAAATTGACAAGAGTATTAGATGAAGGATTAGAGGCTGTTTGTAAAGAATATAAAATAGACCAACATCCAAGTGAGAGGAAAGATAATGAATAAATTGATGAAAATAGGTGCTATTGCAGTAGCAGTAATAAGTTTAAATGCTTGTTCTTCTATGAATAGAAGTACAGTTGGTGCAGTATCAGGTGGTGCAACAGGCGTAGCGGCTTGTATGGCTGCTGGGGTTTCAGACCCTTATGTGACAGGTGCTTGTACTTTAATTGGTGCTTTTGCAGGTGCTGAACTTATGTATAATTCAGATTATGATGTACACAATGCCGTATTTGTAGACCATTTAAATACAAGTGGTTATGGTTCAAGTTATACGAATTGGTATAATAAGGCAACAGGTAATTCTGGTATAATTCATGTGACAAAATCATACCTAGAAGGCCCCTTGAAATGTAAAGATTATGACGCTACGGTAGATATTACCAATAGTTGGCCATTAATTGGAATAGGCGGAGTTAAAAGAGAAGTAATATTTGGTACTGCTTGTCAGTTGCCAGATGGAAGATGGATAGAAAAACCATGATGGATAACAGAGAAAAAATAGAACAATTAGAGAACGAAGTCAAGGAAAAGCAAGAGGAGATTGAGATTTCCAACAGCCAGACCACCATTGACAATCTGAACGAAGAAATATATAATACCAAGCAGAGTATAGAGGAATTGAAGAAAAATGATGGATCCAAGAGATAATATGCGAAGATATTTGACATGGACATTTATACTAATATTAGTATTACTAATGACAGGTATTGCTGTAGGTAAAGACAACCACGAATGTGTGGATTGTGACTTAAATAAGAAAGAATTTAAAGTTACTGAAAAAGTAATTTCCACAGAAGTGGTAGGCAATACTGAATTTGATACTAAAGTAGCTAGTGCAGATAAAGTGGTTACAATATTAGAAAAAATTGAAAAAATAGAAAATGATAATTCTGTTTATTATGATAAAGTAACGACCATACAACCTAAAAAAGTTGATGGTCAGTATTGTTTTATCAAAGTTATAATAAAACAAATTGGCGACCAGATTATCAAAGAAGAAATTTTGGAGTGTGCTGATGGTAGAAAGAAGTTTGATGGACCAAGTTATTGGGAACTATTTGCTCAATTTTATTATCGTGATATATTTACTCCAGAATACTGCCGGATGTATAGCCGGAACAAACATATGTTTAAAACACCAGGCAAAGTTTGTTTAATGAAAAATGGTGAATGGGAGGTAAGATAATGTTAAGATACATTATTATCATAGCTCTCGTATTAATTATATTATATGATGTAAGTAGTGAGGACGCTTTGGGTTACATACAATCCACGCTTGACTTTTTGCAAAGTTTAGTGTATGATATGAAGGAGAGTGGAAAAATATGATGAAAAATAAACTAAAGATAGGAATTGCTATCTTGGCCATTGCTGGATTATCAGCGTGTTCAGGACTTGGTGGTTCTTATAAAATTAAGTCAGAAAAAGGTGATGTTGTAAATACAGTACCAAAATGGTACATGGCTGATTTTTCTAAAACGAAAGCGTGTGATACGCCTAGGTTTGGTAAAGATAAAGACAGAATGTGTATATTTGGTGTTGCGACTGCCGTTTCTCCTGACCTTCAATTAGCAATTGAAAAAGGTAAAATGTTAGCTAAGGCAGAATTAGCTGATATTATTAAAGGCGAAATGAATAAAGAGTCGAAACAGTTTATAACTGAACTTGGAAAAACTGAAACAAAAACTATAGTTTCAGAAGTTGAATCTATTTTAGTAAATATTATTGAAGATACACCTGTAAGAGGTTATGAGATATTTGCTCAAGATGTGACTTTAACTAAAAATGGTTACTATAGAGTATGGGTTGGTTTAAGACTACCTTTAGGGAAGTACAATAAGATGTTTAACTACACTATTGAACAGGCCGTTGACGCATATAACTTAAATGAAGCGTCTGTTAAGGCATGGAACGACCTAAAGAAGAAAAAAACTGATGACAATACAGATTTACAGTAAATTAAATTGTCAATATTGTGATAAGGCCAAAAACTTATTAACTAAGCTTGGCCTTACATATACAGAAAAAAAATTAGAAGAATTTGCTTCAGTAGAAGCTATGTTAAAAGACATTGGAAAAAATGTTAAGACAATGCCACAAATTAAAATTGATGGCAAACTGATTGGAAGTTACAATCAATTAATAGAACACTTTGCTGATAAAGGTAAAGTAAATTTTAAAGGTGAAATATTAAGTGAGTGATGATAAAGAAAAAAAAGACAATCTTATATTGTTTCCGCTTAATAAAATAAAGCATAAAGATACTGCTGGAAAACCTAAACATAATGAAAAAGTACATCAAAGAATTGTTGAAGAACAAACAAGAGAATTTGTTGAAGGTAATGTTGATGATATTGCCTACCAATTACTAGATAAGTTTGTACAAATGGGAATTAGAACTAACAAAATGACTTTTACTGCCGATTTGGCTTTAGTTATTGACGCAATTAGAGGATTGATTTACAGAGATTTTAATAAAGTACACCCAGCACAAATATTAACAGATAAAATGGTTACTCTTAATGTAAAGGGTAAAAACAAAACTGCTAAATTAAATTATAATGAACTTTTAGGTATAAAACATAAGACACATAAACCTATTTCAAAAGAAGTAGAAGAAGAACTAAAAGATTTAGCAGATATGGGAGATGTACAATTTACACAAGATTTTAATTTAGACGAGGACCCAAATGGAAATGGTAAAAAATAGTATTATGATAATGATAATTGCCTTACTGGTTGGTTGTGTTAAACAAACACATACTGATACCGAATATGGCTTAACTTCAATGGACAAGTTTTTTGAGTGTTTAGGTGACAGTAGCAAATGTAAAGATATTATGAATAAAGAACAAAAAGAAACTTTTGAAAAACAGGTTAGCCAAAATGACTAAAAGAAAAATTAATGAACTAGAAACTGAAATTAATGCAATGCAAAAATGTATTAAATGGTTTAAGACACAAATAGAACCACACGATTGTGGTTGGATGTACACTACCATTGACGGTATTAAACATTACATAACGAAGCTTCGTGGAGATATTAGAAATGAAAAAAAGAAATAAATTAGAACGAAAATTAGATGAATATAACCACATTATGGAATTAATTAGAACGGTTATTCCAGTAGTGTTATTGATTATGCAATCAATAATATTATATAAGATATTTAATTAATATGAATTCGCTTGACAAACTACTAAAGTACGCTTTGCCGAGCAATCGTTGGAGAACGCTAAACTTAAAGAAAGGAAACTAAACACATATGTTTAATTTTTTTAACACAAAAGGAGATGAAGTTATGGCAAAAGCTAGACTTTCAAAAACTGAAAAGGTGAGGAACCTTTTTAACAGAGGCGAATCTGTATCGTGGAAAACTCTACGAAACAAATTTGACCTTACTTCGCCAGCTGCAATGGTTGGTAAGTTAAGAAATGAAGGCGTGATGATTTATGAAAATAGAACATCAGCTGGAGTATCTTATAGAGTTGGAACACCAAGCAAGGCTATTATAGCTGCTGGTATTACAGCGTTATATGGTAAACAAGGTTACGCAAGAGCGTAATTTTTAACCATCGGAGAGGCGGCTAGTCCGCCTCTTCATTTTATAAAAAGGAATTTATGGCAAATGGAAATCCAGAAGACCAACAAAGAGGACTAGACGCAAGTTTTGAGGACGAAGTTACTTCACAAAGAACAGTTACTATTCCTTTAAGAGAATACGATAAATTAAAACAAGAACAACACTATATCAAAGACAAGTCACTAATTGCTGTCATTGATAAGATTGAAGAATTAGTACGAGCATTGAGAAAACATATAGTCAGAGAAGACTTATAAATAGGGGTATGAATTGAAGGAGAAATTATGGCAGATGAAAAACCAAGAAATCCACAACTAATGAATCCTAAAGCAATGGAACAAGTAGCTAGCACTAGAGGTGCAGGTGAACAAGTAGTATTGTTTTCAGAGGTTCTTACAAAGATTAATAATGCAAAAGATAAACCAAAAAAGATTGCAATATTAAGACAATATGACAATCAACCATTAAGACAAGTATTGAAAGGCGCTTTTGATAAAAATATAATATGGGATTTACCAGAAGGTACACCACCTTATATTGCTAACGAAGCACCAGTAGGTACTGAACATGGTCTATTGAGAAATGAGGCTAAGAGATTATGGCATTTTGTTAAAGGTGCTGATGTAGACCTTACCAAAACTCAAAAAGAAACTATGTTTATTCAGATTTTAGAAGGATTACATAAAGACGAAGCAACAGTATTGCTTGGTATGAAGAATCAGGATTTGAATAAGACTTATAAAGGGTTGACCGAATCAGTTGTGAAAGAAGCATTTGGCTGGAACGATAATTTTATGCGTCCAGAACCAGTACAAAACTAGAACATTGGTGTTGTATTTTTACAACACAATCTATAAAAGTCGCATAAACACACGCTTTTTTATACAACTTTTTCAAAGATTAAGCTTGCTTTATAGTAAGAAATAGTGTATTATGGAGTAATATTATAAATATTAACAGTTGAGAAAGGTATATTATATTATGAAAAAGTTTTTAGCGACAATATTAATAGTAAATGGATTAATTTGGTTCGGATTGTCTAACATTGCGAAAGCAGATGATTACAATACGGCAGTAATTGGACATATTATTAAAGAGAAGATAAGTGGTAACGGAGTTGATACTTCCGTTTTAGAGGCAGAATTAGAGAGATTAGCATACCAATTTTCTTTACAGATGGTTGATGTATTAGAAAAACATTTACCAAATATATTAGAGAGTATAGCTTCTGAAATGAGGTCAAAAGCAGACCACGAATACAAGTGTAAATTGTTAGAGAATTCTAAAATTCAAAATAAAGATTGTGTATGATAGAATTTATTGGAACAATACCTTTAGAATTAAAAGTAACCATACTAGCATGTATTGTGCTTTGGTTTAAATTAGAATATGATGATAAAAAGTCAAAGAGAGAAATATGGCAACCAGAACGCAAAAAAGATTAAAAGTA